CCAATTAGTCAATCTGCTGTAATTAAAAAAGTTTCTGCTGATTTATATACTAATACATCGGATCAAAGTCCATCTCGTAGCGAAAGAGTTACAGTACAACCTAATCCGACATCAGCAGACAAAGACGATACATATACATATACAACAACCCTTGATTTTTTTAATGATGGATTAAACTATGACGAGGCAACAGGTGATGACAAATAATTATGAGTACAATAGATGATAAACTAAATGAGGTGCTAGGTATTGCTGAAGATGTTACCTATGAAAACGAAGTACCTAAACAACCAAATACACAATTAACAGTACCAGAAGATAAAGATCCAGATATTGATTTTGAAACTGGTAGAAAAAATCTTTATAATTTAATTGATAAAGGTAACGAAGCAATTGATGGTATTCTTAATCTTGCAAAAGAAGGAGAACATCCTCGTGCTTATGAAGTAGCAGGTCAATTAATTAAAACAGTAAGTGAAGTATCACAAAATCTTTTAGACTTGCAAGATAAGTTAAAGAAAGTAAAAGATATACCTGATAAAGGACCAAAGAATGTTACTAATGCATTGTTTGTAGGATCAACAACCGAATTAACAAAATTACTAAAGAAAAAGAAATGATATTTTTTAGAGTAGGAATAGAAGAAAGTATTACACTACCTCCACCTCCTGTTGATGATAAGAGCGAGGCTGAAGAGGTAAAGGTTATTGTTGCAAACAGATCAGCAGAAGATGTTGAATCAATTAGAAATCATGACCAAGAGCCATACTATGCATTAAGAAAATTTTGTGAAGAAAAAGGTTTAAAGTTTCACGATGGTGAGTTTGACCAAATCATTGATGAATCTGTTCCTATTATTAGTCATTTTAAAAAACATTTTAATAGAGATAGACCTGTTGAAGTAGATACAACAATTAATACACTACCAAGTAAAACAAATAAAACACGATCTTATCCAAGTGGTCACGCTGCTCAGTCAAGATTAATTGCAAGATATGTTGCTGGTAAATTTCCTGAGTATGAAAGAGAATTAATTAAAGCAGGCAACGAATGTGGTTATGGTAGAGTAAAAGCAGGGTTTCACTATCCTTCAGACTACGAAATCGGTAATTTACTTGGTGAAAAAATGTATATCTTTATGAATAAGGCAGATTACAAAAAAGAAAATGAATAAATTAGATCAATATTTAGGAAATCCAAATCTAAAAAAAGGTCACACTAAAACTCGATTTACAAAAAAACAAGTCGAGGAAGTGATGAAGTGTTTAGAGGATCCTAAATATTTTATTTCAAACTATTTGAAGATTGTTACAATTGATAAAGGTCTTGTACCTTTTGAAATGTATGATTTTCAGAAAACAATGGTAGATACTTTCCACGATAATCGTTTTACGATTTGCAAGTTGCCAAGACAAAGTGGAAAATCAACTATCATTGTATCATACCTCTTACATTATGTTTTATTTAACGATAATGTGAATGTTGCAATACTGGCAAACAAATCCTCTACGGCAAGAGATTTATTAGGACGATTGCAATTGGCTTACGAGCACCTACCAAAATGGATGCAACAAGGCGTTCTTAATTGGAACAAAGGTTCAATCGAATTAGAAAACGGAAGTAGAATTGTAGCGGCAAGTACTTCTTCTAGTGCTGTTCGGGGAAGTACCTTTAATATAATATTCCTAGATGAGTTCGCCTATGTGCCTAATAATATTGCCGAAGAATTTTTTAGTTCAGTTTATCCTACAATATCTTCTGGTAAATCATCAAAGGTTATGATTGTATCCACACCACATGGAATGAATATGTTTTATAAGATGTGGATGGATGCTCAAAACAAAAGAAATGATTATGCACCTATTGAAGTGCATTGGTCAGAGGTACCAGGTCGTGATGAAAAATGGAAAGAACAGACAATACGAAATACAAGTTTAGAGCAATTTCAGACCGAGTTTGAGTGTGAGTTTTTAGGTAGTGTTGATACACTTATCAATGCAAGTAAAATAAAAACTATGGCAGTTGTAGATCCTAAAAGAAGTGGTAGTTTAGATGTTTACGAATTACCAAAGAAAGGCCATATCTATGTAACCACAGTTGATGTATCAAGAGGACTATCAAATGATTATTCAGCGTTTATTGTTATAGATGTTACAAAGGCGCCTTATAAAATTGTTGCAAAGTATAGAGATAACGATATTAAACCAATTGTATTTCCTAACATTATTAATAGAGTAGCAGGTCATTATAACAAAGCATTTGTATTAGTAGAGATAAATGATTTAGGTCAACAAGTAGCAGACGCTTTACAGTTTGAATTAGAGTATGATAATATGATGATGGTTACACAAAGAGGAAGATCAGGTCAAGTATTAGGTGGAGGCTTTAGTGGTAGAGGTAATCAACTAGGTTTGAGAATGACAAAGGGTACAAAAAAAATCGGAACTTCAAATCTGAAAAGTCTTATAGAAGCTGACAAGTTAATCATAAATGATTTTGATATTATTGCCGAATTATCAACTTTTATATCTAAAGGAAAATCTTTTGAAGCTGAGAATGGTGCCACAGACGATCTTGTAATGTGTTTAGTGATATTTTCGTGGTTGGCAAATCAACGATATTTTAAAGAATTAACGAATGTTAATGTAAGGGGGCAAATGTTTACCGATCAACAAAATGCTATTGAGGCAGATATGGCACCCTTCGGATTTATAGATGATGGATTGAATGATCCAGAGGGTCAAGACGGTTATTTTGTTGACGCAGGAGAAGTTTGGCATCCCGTATCATATCGCAAAGGGGAATAGTACAGTTTTCGGATCATATAAATATTGACAAAGGGTTATAACTAATAAACTTAATATTAAGGAGAACTAAATATGGCTTTTCAAGTATCACCAGGTGTTCTCGTTACTGAAAAGGATCTAACAAATGTAATTCCAGCTGTTTCTACAACTAGTGCAGGAATAGTAATTACAGCAGAAAAAGGACCAATTGATGAAATTACAACAGTTTCATCTGAAAAAGAATTGGTTGACACTTTTGGTAAACCAAATTCTTCTAACTTTGAAGAATTTTTTACAGCTGCAAACTTTTTAGGATACGGAAATAATCTGAAGGTAGTAAGACCAATTACAGGTATGGTAAATGCTTGTGTATCTGGTACTGCTGTCTTAATAAAAAATACTACTGATTACCTAGATAACTACAGTCATGCTGCTAGTTTTGCTGGAAATGTTGGCCAATATGCTGCTCGTGAGGCAGGAACATTAGGAAACAATTTAAAAGTTTCTATATGTACTAACTCTACAGCATTCGGACCACATTCTCAAAGCGGAACTTTAACAAATGACGCTTCTGCTGCTATCGGAGATACAACGGTCACTATGGACGATGGATCTCTATTTCAAGTAGGCGACATACTAGAGTTTGGAGACGCAAGTGCTGTGCCTTCAACTGACGGTGCACCTTCTGGGTTCTTTTATAAAGTAACTTCAATTTCAACTCATGTACTAACAATCGCAAGATTTAACCCTGCAACTGGTAAAACAGAAACAGGTGGATTAAGGCATGCTCTTGTTGATAACTGTAAAGTGTTAAGACATTGGGAATATTATTTCAACTTTGATAATCCTCCAACAACTTCAGATGATGTATCTAATGCTGGCGGATCAAATGACGAAATGCATATTGCAGTAATAGATGAAGACGGTGGAATCTCAGGAACTGCTGGAACAATACTAGAAACTTTTGCTGGTGTTTCACAGGCAGTTGACGCCAAAACATCTACTGGTAATTCAAACTACTATGCTGACGTAATATACAGTCAATCAAAATATGTGTATGTTATGGATCACGAAACTACACTTGCAAACGGAGGCTCTACTAAAGCAGGTACAACTTTTGATAACGCTGCTGGGGATGCATTTGTTGTTAAAACATACTCATTAGCAAGTGGTACAGACGATTACACAATTACTAATGCTGAGTTTGCTACTGCATACGAAAAATTTAATGATACTGAAAATGTTGATTTAAGTTTATTAATGTGTGGCCCTTCTCAAACAAGTGCTGACGCAACTGGAGACACAAAAGCAACTGCTGTTATGGATGTCGCAACAGACAGAAAAGATTGTGTTGCTTTCATATCACCTGCAAGAGCAGACGTGGTTGATGTTGCAAATGCAATTTCACAAACTCAAAATGTAGTATCTTTTGCTGATGGTTTGCCATCAACAAGTTATGCTGTAATTGATAGTGGTTACAAATATATGTACGACAGATACAATGACGTTTATAGATTCGTTCCATTGAACGGAGATATTGCTGGCGCTTGTGCTAGAACTGACAGTATTGCAGACGCATGGTTTTCACCAGGCGGATTCAATAGAGGTCAAATTAGAGGTTCAGTTAAATTAGCATTCAATCCTAACCAAACTCAAAGAGATGAACTATACAAAGCAAGAGTAAATCCTGTTGCTTCATTTCCTGGACAAGGTACTGTATTGTTTGGCGATAAAACTGCACAAATTAAACCTAGTGCTTTTGACAGAATAAATGTTAGAAGATTGTTTATCGTATTAGAAAAAGCTGTTTCTACTGCTGCTAAATTTCAACTATTTGAATTCAATGATGAATTCACTAGAGCACAATTTAGAAATCTAGTAGAACCTTTTTTAAGAGATGTACAAGGTCGTAGAGGACTTACAGACTTTTCAGTAGTTTGTGACGATACAAATAATACTGGAGATGTTATCGATAGAAACGAATTCAGAGCTGATATCTTTATCAAACCTGCTCGTTCTATTAATTTCATCCAACTTAACTTTGTCACTACAAGATCAGGCGTTGCCTTTTCTGAAGTAGCAGACGCTGATTGTAGAGAGGAGATAAAATAAAATGCCAAATGTAAATGAATTCAAATCTCGTTTAAGAGGCGGTGGAGCACGTGCCAATCAGTTTAAGGTAACTTTACCTTTTCCTGGTTACGCTGCTGTAGGTGGTGAAACATCTGATCTTGCTTTCTTATGTTCAGCAACTGCTCTTCCTGGTCAAACAGTAGGACAAGTTGCAATACCTTTTAGAGGAAGAGTACTTAATATCGCTGGGGATAGAACTTTTGAACCTTGGACAATTACGGTATTAAATGATACTGACTTTAAACTGTACAGAGCATTTGAAAGATGGATGAATGGTATAAACAATATGACTGACAACGAAGGTATAGCTAACCCTGCTGATTACCAAGTTGATGGTTTTGTTGACCAGTTAGATAGAAATGGTAACACATTAAAATCTTACACTTATAGAGGGTTATATCCAGAAGCATTAGCAAACATTCCATTGAATTATTCAACGAATGACACTATTGAAACTTTTGATGTGACTTTCAGATACCAATACTTTGAAACAGATACGACTACATAATA